TTTAAGGAGAAAACAATATGGCAAATATAATACCGTTCGCATTTAGAGGAGAACTCTTTTCGGGAACACATAATTTCGCAAATGGAGGAGATGCTTTTAAAATAGCATTGTACACGTCTATAGCTGGATACAGTACATCAAGCACAGCTGTTATTACTACAAATGAAGTTAGTTCTTCTGGTAGTTCAAACTACGAGAGAAAAGCTTTAGGTTCACAAGCAGTGGCTAGTGGAACTGCAGTTGCTTCAGTTGACTTTGCAGATAGTACTTGGAGTAATGCTACTTTTACAGCAGCAGGCGCAGCTATCTACAATGATGACAAAAGTGATAAATTATGTGTTGTATTAGATTTTGGAGGAAACAAAACTGCTACTAATGGTACGTTTACAGTTTCTTACCCTAATCCAAGTACACCGGCTAATGCTATCATAAGCATGGCGTAAGGAAAAAATAAATGGCTTTAGTTTTAAATGACAGAGTAAAACAAACAAGTACTACAACAGGTACGGGAGCAATGACTTTTGCTTCTGCTGTAACTGGTTTTGAAACGTTTGCTCAAGGGATAGGAAACAGTAATACAACTTACTACGGAATATTTAATAATGGAACAGCTGAATTTGAAGTAGGACTTGGAACTTTAAATGGTGACAGTACTACATTAACTAGAACTACAGTTATCTCCAGTTCTAATTCTGATAGCGCTGTTGATTTTAGTTCAGGAACTAAAGATATATTTTGTACACTACCGGCAAGTAAAGCTGTGTTTGAAGATGCAAGTAATAATGTAAGTTTACAAGCAGATTTAACTGTAGGTGCATTATTAAAAATGCCAGATGTAACATCAGGTAAAGTTTTAATTGCAGATGGTACAAGTTATCAAGAAATAGCTGTATCAGGAGACGCAACAATAGTTGCTAATGGAGCATTAACTTTAGCAAATTCTGGGGTTACGGCTGCAACATATACAAACTCAACAGTGGCTGTTGATGCAAAAGGAAGAATAACATCAGCATCAAATGGGACAGCAGGTGCTTCAGCAGGTTTTGCTGTTGCAATGGCGATAGCATTATAATATAAGGATTAAATATGGCACAAGATTTTACACGACACGCGGTACAAGCAACTACAAGTAATGTAACTGTATTTACATCAAATTCTAATGATGCAGTTATAGGAATTAGAATTGCTAATATTACAGCAGCGGCAATTACAGTATCTGTTATTGTTTCAGTTGGCGGTTCAACTACAAGATACATAGTAAAAGATTTAAGTATTCCACCAGCAAGTTCAGCAGAACTTATTCAAGGTGGTGCAAAATTTGTAATGCAAAGTTCTGACGTATTAAAAGTAATAGCTAGTGCTTCTAATTGTGCTGATGTATACGTTAGTGTTGTAGATGCAATTAGTGCTTAATAACAAAGGAATTAATTATGAGTGATGCGTACCCAAGTGCAATATATGTAGGAAACAATCCTGGTTCTCAGGAGATATATACTCACGCTGAAACAATAGATAATATTTTAACAATCGAGTCCGCAGTTCTCGCAGGTCCAATAACTTTCACAGAAACAGTAACCGTAACAGGAACATTGGTAATCGTATAATGAGTAAATTAGAAGTCGATCAAATAGATCCGCAATCAGGAACAACTTTAACTCTTGGTACTTCAGGAGATACAGTTGTCGTTCCATCAGGCGTAAGTTTAGCTCCAGGTGGAGGATTAACTTTAACAGGTGCGTTGGCCGTTGACGGTGGTACAGTAAAATTAGATGGTAACTATCCTGTTGGTACAGATAACGTAGCTTTAGGTGATACTGCTTTAGATAGTGTTGAAGCTGGTGCAGAAAGAAATGTAGCCATTGGTGATAAGGCAGGAACTGCAATTACCACAGGAAATAACAACACAGCAATAGGTACTGAAGCTTTAAAATCCAATACAACAGCTTTAAACAACACAGCAATAGGTTATGCATCATTATGTACTAACTCAACAGGTGCAGGTAACACAGCAGTTGGTCAAAGTGCTTTATGTGCAAACACAACAGCATCAAACAATACAGCAGTTGGTATAGAATCTTTAGATGCAAATACTACTGGAGCTAGTAATACTGCTTTAGGTAAAGGTAGTTTAAGTGCAAACACAACAGCATCAAATAACACATCCGTAGGTTTTAATTCTTTAACTTCCAACACAACAGGTGCTAACAATGCAGCAGTTGGTAAAAGTTCTATGGGTTCAAATACAACTGGCTCAGACAATACAGCTATGGGTGTAGAAGCATTAGTTTCAGCTACTACAGCAGCAAGTAATGCAGCTTTTGGTAGACAAGCAATGTGCAAAACTACTACAGGTGCAAGTAACACAGCAATGGGTGCTTTTGCTTTATGTGCAAACACAACAGCTTCAGCTAATACTGCAGTTGGTACAAATGCTTTAAAAACAACTACAACAGGTGCAGAAAATACCGCTGTTGGAGTAGGTGCTTTAGATGTTAATACAGCAAGTTATAATACAGCTATGGGTGTAGATGCTGGAGGTTCTAATACTTCAGGTACAGGTAATGTATTTATGGGTAATGCAGCTGGAGGTTCTAACACAACAGCATCTAACAATACAGCAATAGGAAAAGATGCTTTAACAACTAACACAACAGGAAATTTAACTACAGCAGTTGGTCAAATTGCTTTACAAGACCAAACAACAGGTGGGTGTAATACAGCACTTGGTTATGCTGCTTTATGCACCGTCACAACAGGAACTGATAATACAGGCATTGGAATACAAGCTGGAGATAGTATAACAACAGGTTATAAAAATACGTCTATAGGTTCTTATAGTGGACACAAAATAACAACAGGTAATGAAAATACAACAATAGGAAATAATGCTGGTTGTAATATTACAACAGGTACTAATAATACATTACTTGGACATGAAGCTGGAACTGATGCAGTTAGAAATGTAACAACAGGAAATGGTAATATTGTTATAGGTAATAATTATGCTGCAACTGCTCATATAAAAATTGATTGGACAGTAACTTCTGATTTAAGAGATAAAACAGAAATAGAATCTGTTCCTCATGGATTAAATTTTGTTAATCAAATAACACCAATTAAATATAGATTTAAAACTTCAAGAGAAAACGACACTCCAAGTGGAGTAACTAGATATGGATTTAAAGCACAAGAAATTCTTGCACTTGAAGGAGAAAATCCAGTTCTTGTTAATAATGGTGATACAGATAATTTAAAATTAACAAGTGCTTATTTAGTTCCAGTATTAGTAAACGCAATCAAAGAACTTAAAGCAAGAATAGAGGTATTAGAAAATGAGTGAAGTTAAAGTAAATAAAGTGAGCCCACGATCCGGTACTACCTTAACGATAGGCGATAGTGGCGATACTACAAATATAGTAGGGACATTACAGAATAATGGTTCTGAATTAGTTGGAGATATTTCTTCAGTTGTAGCCGGAACAGGTTTATCAGGTGGTGGAACATCAGGTGCGGTAACTTTAAATTCAGATTTATTAGCTAAACAAGGTGGAACAAATTTTACAAACAGTTTATTAGTAGGTACTTCTTCAACAGGAACTTTAAGTTCTGCTGATGGAAATACTGGAGTTGGTACAGGTGTACTAGCGGCTTTAACATCTGGTGATAATAACGTAGCAATTGGAATATGTGCTTTAAAAGTTAACACAACAGGTTCTACGAATACAGCAATTGGTAAAGAATCTATGGACGCAAATACTACTGGCTCAAATAATGTTGCTTTAGGTAAAGGTAGTTTAAGTTCTAACACAACAGCAGATAGCAATACAGGAATTGGTTTTAATGCTTTAAGTGCAAACACAACAGGTACAGAAAATGTAGCAATGGGTAGTGACGCTTTAAAAGTAAACACAACAGCTAGTTACAACACAGCAGTTGGTTTTGAAGCTTTACATGACAATACAACAGGTTCAGATAATACTGCATTTGGTGATAGTGCTTTACATAAAACCACAACAGGAACTTGTAATGTTTCTGTAGGTTCTTACTCATTACTTACAAACACAACAGGAAATAATAATACAGCTATTGGAAGAAGTGCTTTACAATCTAGCAGCGATAGAAATGATAATACTGCAATAGGTTATCTGGCTTTAAAAGTTAATACTGCTACTGGTAATACAGCAGTTGGTGCATATTCAGCAGATAGTAATACGTCTGCAGCTGGTGTCACAGCAATAGGTAATAGAGCATTATGTTCAAACACAACTGGTTCAAATGTTACAGCAATTGGTATTTGTGCTTTATTAGCTAACACAACAGGTGCTGGAGGAGTTGCTGTTGGTAAAAATGTTTTAAAAAGTAATACAACAGGTGGTTATAATGTTGGAATGGGTGTTAATTCAATGCATTGTGTCACAACAGGTGGAAATAACGTAGCAATGGGTCAAGGTACTCTTGTTGGTCTTACAACAGGAACTAATAATACAGTAATTGGTAATAATGCTGGTTCTGATGCTGTTTTAAATGCTACAGGAAGTGGAAGTAATAATATTGCTATAGGTAATAACAGCTCAGCCGACGCTAATATTAAAATTGATTGGACAGTAACTTCTGATTTAAGAGATAAAACAAATATTGAAGATGTACCCTATGGTTTAAATTTTATTAATCAAATAACACCAATTAAATATAATTTTAAAACATCAAGAGAAGATGCAACACCTAGTGGTAGAAAAAGATTTGGTTTTTCTGCACAAGAAATTTTAGCTTTAGAGGGAGATAATCCAGTTCTTATTAATAATAATGATGTTGATAATTTAAAATTAACAGGTGCTTATTTAGTTCCAGTATTAGTTAATGCGATCAAAGAATTAAAAGCAGAAATAGAATTATTAAAAAACAAATAAAGAAAGAGAGAAGAGAATGTTGAATACATATGTCGTAGAAGGAGGCGTTGGTAAATGTACTACGTTTAGTGCGTTAATACCAAAGTTAAAAGAAAAAGGAGATGTACAAATATACACACCTTACATTGGTTGCTTTGCAAGTAACCCAGATGTTAAATTAGTTTTAGAACAAACTTTACATTTAACAGATCCAAGGATCATGGCATCGAACAATATTTTTTATTGTGAGCCTTACAAATCTAATTTTCAATTTGGTAAACAACATATAATTGAAAGCTACTGTGAACACCATGGTGTTGAATATACACCCTCTATGGTTCCTAAGATTTATACGACACATCATAAAGATAGTGTTAAAGAATGGCTGACTAAAAATGAGATTGGTAAATACATCATGATACAATTCTCTGGTGGTCAACCTCAAGCTGGTTTTAATCCCGGTAATCAATACACAAACATTAATCCAAATAGAAACTATCAACCTTATCTTGCTCAACAAGTAGTCGATATGTTGAGAGAAGAATATAAAGATACAACAATTATCAACTGCGTTCTACCTAATGAGCCACATTATAATGGTACAATTAGATGTGATTTACACTGGACACACTTACATGAAATGTTGAAAGATGCAGAAGGGTTTGTAGCTATTGATAGTTGCTTACAACACTTCTCACCGTCAGCAAAAAAAGCTGGAGTTGTTATCTGGGGTAGTACACGTTGGACACAATTCGGCTATTCTCATAATAAAAACTTACAGTTTCATATGGGAAACGAGTGGGATGAATCAAAATATAATGATGGAGATCCACGTAATAATATGGTAGAACCCAAGTTAATTCTTGATTCTTACAGGAATTTTGGTAAACTTAAACCCGTTGCATGTGCAACTAAATAACAAGGATATAATATGGATAAAACAGTAGAAGAAATAGCTCAAGATTATACGGCCATGGGCCACAGCGTTGAATTAATCAATGGTATCATTGCAGGTACTTCAATGATTGATGACGAAGCAGCAGATAAACAATCAGCTGTAGACAGAAACGTTGAACATCTAGAGTTAATGGTTGCTAAAGATTACTGGACTACAGAAAATATGACAGCGACTAATGCTGCTATCACTGCCGGTAAAGCTTACACAGCTTAATTAAAAATTAAAAGGTTTAACTCATGTCGTCAATTTTAAAAGTTGATACTATACAGGACCAATCTGGTAATAATATTATTAGTGAATCTAGTGATACTATTACTATTGGTGCGTCTGGTGATACTGTTAATGTAGTAGGAACTCTACAGAATAATGGTGGATCATTAGCAGGTGTTACATTTAAAGAAGGTGGAACAAATTTTACAAACAGTTTATTAGTAGGTACTGATGGCACAGGAACTTTAGATGCTGCTATAGGAAACACAGGAGTTGGTACAGGAGTGTTTGGAGCATTAACTACTGGAGATAATAACGTAGCAGTAGGTTTAAATGCTTTAGATGTCATGACAACAGCAGCACAAAATACAGCAGTAGGTGCTTGTGCTTTAGCGGCTACCACAACAGGTGGCTGTAATACTGGAATAGGTTATCTTTCTTTAACATCTAACACAACAGGTGTAGATAATATTGCAATTGGTCGTTGTGCTTTACATGCAAATACTGATACAAATGAAAATGTAGCAATAGGTAATTTTGCTTTAAGATCAAATGATAATACCAATACTGTTGGAATAGGTTTCAAAGCTTTATGTGCTAACACTACTGGAGCAAATAATACAGCAGTTGGTACAAATAGTTTAGATGGTAATACAACAGCTTCAGATAATACAGCATTTGGTAAAAGTTCTTTAGGAGCTAACACAACAGGTGCTTCTAATACAGCCATAGGAAAAGATGCTTTATTAACTAACACAACAGCTTCAAATAATACTGCAGTAGGAAATTTAAGTTTAAAACTTACAACTACAGGTGCTGCCAATACAGCAGTTGGTTATAGAGCTATGGAAGATAACACAACAGGAACTTGTAATACATCAGTTGGTTGTGCTGCATTAGTTACTAACACAACAGGTAGATACAATTCTGCATTTGGTAAAGAATCTTTAGGTGCAAACACAACAGGTGAAGAAAATGTAGCAGTTGGAATACATGCTTTACAAGCTAATACAACAGCTAATAAAAACACAGCAGTTGGTGCTAGTGCAATGGTAGTTAACACAACAGGTGCAGAAAATTCGGCATTTGGTGGAGAAGCTTTAGATGCTAACACAACAGGTGCATGTAATACAGCAGTAGGATTTGCTTCTTTAAGTGCTAATACAACAGCAATTGATAATGTAGCAGTAGGTTTTGCTGCTTTAAAATCTAACACAACAGGAACAAGAAACACCGCAGTGGGTACATCTGCTTTATGTTCTAATACAACAGCTTCAGATAACACAGCATTTGGAAGATGTTCTTTAAGAAAAACTACAACAGGTTGTCAGAATACAGCAATTGGTAAAGATCCCCTAATATGTAATACAACAGGAGATAATCTTGTTGCAGTAGGTTTTGGTGCTTTAAGATGTAATACAACAGCAGATCAAAATACAGCAATAGGTCATAGTGCTTTATGTGAAACTACTACAGGTGCTAATGATGTTGCAGTTGGTTATGGTGCTGCAAAATGCAATACGACAGGATATGATAATACTGCAATAGGTTCAGAGGCTATGGAAAGAGTTACAACAGGTAATGACAATACTGCTGTAGGTAGATTAACTGGAAAAGGACATACAACAGGAAGTCAAAATACATCGATAGGATATAAAGCTGGTTGTAATGTAACAACAGGAGACAAAAATGTATTTTTAGGTTTTGAAGCCGGCACACAAGGTGGCATGGTAAATATTTCAACTGAAGATAATAGACTTGTAGCTGGTCATAGCACAATTACTAATAGTTATGTAAAAGTTGATTGGACAGTTACATCAGATTTAAGAGATAAAACTAATTTTGGTACTGTTCCACATGGTTTAGATTTTGTTAATCAATTACAACCTGTTTCATTTCAATTTAGAACTGCAAGAGGAGAAGATACTACAAATGGGGGTGTAAGATATGGATTTAAAGCACAAGATATTTTAGCTTTAGAAAAAGCAAACGGTGGAAGTAATGTTATTATAGATGATGAATTTGAAGAATGTTTAAAATTAACTGGTGGAACTTTATTACCAGTATTAGTTAATGCAATTAAAGAACTTAAAACAGAAAATGATAGTTTAAAAACAAGAATAGAAGCACTGGAGAGTTAACCTATGCTCTTCGGATTTGCCTCATTTGCTGAACGACCTTTCTCAACGGTCGATGATGATAATGATGTAACAATTCAAGTAACAGGTAATACATTATCAATTAGTATTGGTACTGCTACAGCTAGTGCAAATGCAAATGTTGAGCCTAGTGGTTCACAAGTAAGTCTTGGTGTAGGAACTGTAACTGTTACAGGGACAGCACTTGTTTCACCTACGGGTTCTCAAGTAACTCTTGGAATAGGTAATTCTACAGTAAACATTGATGTAACAGCAAATGTTACTGGAAACTCGTTGACCTTAGCCACAGGAAGTGTTACAGTGACGGGAACAGCAGTTGTGAGTCCTACTGGATCACAATTAACGGCAAACACAGGAGAGGCGGGTATTATTACCTGGAACGATATCGTACCAGGGGTGAACATGACTTGGACACCAATTAAACCTTATTAATAAATTATGGCATCATCTTACTCGACAAACTCAAAATTAGAACTTATAACAACTGGTGAAAAAGCAGGGTTATGGGGTACGATTACTAATACAAACTTACAGATATTAGAACAATTATCCACAGGTTATTTATCATCAGCTCAACTTGCAAGTGGTGACCTTACTTTAGTACTTGACAATGGTGCTACATCAAACGGTAAAAATTTATATATAAAATTAACAGGTACACTTGGTGCAAACAGAAGTGTAACTATACCTGATGGTGCTGAAAGAGTTATGATATTTGAAGATGCAACAACAAGAGGAGCTTCTTCTACATTCTATACAATAACAGTTAAAACGGTATCAGGGTCCGGGGTTGTATTACCCATAGGATCTACTTCATTAGTTTATTCAGATGGTACAAATGTAAATCTAGGACTTAAAAATAAAGGTTATGTAACATTAAACTCTTCCGCAATTACTGCGTACACTGCAGTTGACGGAGATCAAATTTTAGCAAATACAACAGCTAACCCAATTACCGTAACATTACCAGCTTCACCTCCAACAGGATCTGAAGTTATATTTATTGATGCTAGAGGTACATTTGCAAATAACAATTTAATAGTTAACAGAAATAGTCAACCTATTAATTCTGGAACAAGTAATTTAACATTAACAACTAACGGTCAAGCCTTTTCATTAGTCTACGTTGATTCAACAAGAGGTTGGGCGTATAAAACCAACACGGCGTAAGGAGCACGGACCATGGCCCTTATT